GTGGGCTAAGTCTACATCTCTTAAATTGACATTCCAGTTTTGGTCAACGATTAATCTCATGAGTAAAGCGTTAGCTTTTTTCAATTAGCTGAGGGTTCTGGGGTGGCTATAGTTTAACACTTATGTCATTTTGAAACTAAATTTAGCCCAGAATTGAGTGAAAAGATTTCCTGTTAATATTGACATGGAGTTAAGCAGTGAATCTCTTATTTTACCTATTAAGGTGGTGATTTACTCTCTTCTTCTAGGGTCTATGTCATCAAGAGTTTAAGACTGTCTAATTATCATGTTGATTATCGTAGCTTTTCTCTCATTAAGTCTGTCTGAGATTAAAACTCGAGTGCTGAAATGATTTAATTTCTACTCTTGAGTTAAAGTCATTGAAAGAATGTTCTCAGGGTAATCACAAACAACTCCTAGTCTGGGTGTTTTTGGATAAATAGCAAAGTCTTGCATTCTAGCACCTTCGTTTATATTGAAGGCGACTGTGTTTGCTGGTCTGGCTGCTTGTCTTTTTTCCACATAAAGTCTGAACAATGTAGGTTCTATGTCATAATCTAATCCGACAACTTGAGTGACGACGGCTGGTGTTTGAGAACCCAAATCGTAATGAATTGTTGGTGAAGGAATGGATCTGATGTCAACTGTGTTCTTGGACCTATTTGCTGCTATTTTGATGTGGTCTTTTATATGACAGTTTTTCTCTTTTGAAAACACAACGTGTTGGGTCAAACCGAAACTGGTTATTTGATTGTGCTCAGTTCGGGTCATACATTGCATATATCTTTTTTAATCGAGATTGATAACGTCATAATTCATAATGGTATCATTGGAGTGGTAGTATTAATCTTGGGTGTTGACAGTTTGTATTCTCATAGTGTACTCGGTCATTTTCATAAGATCAGATCTGACTTGAAGTCCTAAAGACCCTAATGATTATTTGGAGTCATAGATGTGACCTGCTGATAAAACAACATCTCCAGGTTTGACTAGAGTGAATATGTCTTAATTGACATAGTAGATTGCATTGAAAGCCACGAAGTAAGTAACTCCTGGTTAGATTCTGTAATTTTCTAGTTTATAGACAATTAATAGTGATCAGAAGCCGCTCTTGCTTTGGCCATGAAATCTAGAGCTGATGATTGTGCATTAGTGATAGTGAAATTGGTTTGATTTCTTTGAGTGGCGTCCGGTACTAGAGTTTGAGGACTTTCTCTAAGCATATCAGGACCTATCATTACTATATTATTAGGTCTAACTGTTCTTAAAATTTCTTAAACCTAAGCGACTAATTATCTTCTGTGTTCAGCATTTGATGAATGAAGAGCAACATCGGGATCGTTAATACCTGTTTGATTCACTTAGACCTAGACTTTTGCTAAAGCTCTTTTTTTGTTTTAGAGTAAAGATTTGCTAATTCCGTACATGAATCTGAGTTTATCAACTGCATTTTTTTG